AGCCGTTCTTGAGCGCCATTTCCATTGAGCGCTGCATAACTTCTATTGGCACGCGGAAGTCATCAGCCGCTTGCACAATCCTGCTCATTTCTTCGGTAGTTATGCCTGCCATCTCTGCAGTCAGCCGCATAGTGTCAGCATAATCAGCCCAATCGCCGATAGAATCAACCAGTATCTGCCCAGCTTTATAAACAGCAGTGGCAAGTGTAGCCGTGCCAATAATCTGCTTGCCCAATTCTTTGCCAAAGCCCTGCAAAGAGGTTTTAGCGCCGCCAAGCCCTTTGTTGAGCGGGTCTGTATTTACGCCAATCGTAGCGAAAAGCGATGCGATATTAATTCCCATTAATTACCTCTATTGCGTTTCTTTGCCATGTAACCGCGCGCCTTTGCCTTGCCGTCCCGAATCTGCAACCAATCGTTCCAGTCCTTAACCGAGAGCGCGTCTACCTGGTCGAGCGTCCAGCCGGTTTCCTGCACCAGTTCCCAGCGCCAGTACTCATGCGGCATGGAATCTGCCATGCCAATCATACCCAGGTAGACACGCCCGCTTAGTTTTTTGATTCGTCAAAACTGGTTTCTTTGCGAAACGACTCCCAAATGCCTAATGCCACTTTGCGATAGTCGAGCGGATTCAATCCCGCAAGTTCGTCAGCCGTCATGCCAATTAGCTTGCCAACGACAATATCGTTAGTTTCAACGTCGGTTTCTTTATCGAGCAGCATCCGCCATTCCTTTTGTGTTATGGCGCTCCAGTCGTACTCAATCTTTGCTCCGTTAGAAAGTTCGACCATCGTTAGCTCCAAGCTCCGTTACTCTGGAAGGTGCAATTGACTGTCACCACATCCGCATAAGGCGTGTCGAATGTTGCCCCCATCGAAATAGCCGGGTAAGCTTTGCTTACCTTGCCGCTTGCCGTGCCTTCTGGCGCTACGGTCAAAGTGCCTTGTACTCCGGCTGCCAAAGCCGCATATAAGGCAGTTCCGCCAGTGGGGAATAGACCAGAATAGTCAATAGTCGCGCTCTTGATGGTGGGAATGTAGGTTTTGTGAGTGTCAGATCCAGCGGTCGTTTCGGCTGTATCCGTGTTTTCCTTGATTGAGACGCTGCGATAATCGCCAGACAGATTGATAGTTCCAGCGCTTGATGCCCAATTGATGTAAGCATCTTTTCCAGTAATGTTATTTTCAGCCATTGTGTTTTATCCTCCGATAAATGATAAGTCTCACGCGGTAGTAAGCCCCGCAAGACCATGTGGTTTTGCCTGCCTCGTCAATTTCTGGCAGGACGATTGATTCTTCGCGTGCCAGCCAGTAGTTATCCCAACTGGTCATGCTTAGTTCCGTTTCTAATAATTCAGCCGCATAGCCGTCAAGCTGCGCAGCCTTCTTCGCGTCGGCGGCGTAAGCCCGCACATAGATCACCGCGTTCACACTCTCGCGCGGCGTCATGTTCTCATGCCCGCCTGCTACATAGCTCCATATCACATAAGGGAGTGCCTTGCCTTCGGGTGCTACGCCATGATAGATACAAGTGCCACCGAGCGCGGTAGTAAGCGCCGTCCCAGCAGACAGTTTAGAATAGATTGCCGTGTTCAATGCGTTAATATGCGAGGTCATTTCTGAATCAGACCATCCTTAATCCGCTGCTCAAGCAGCTTTGTTTCTGCTTCAACCGCCGGGGTTAGATAAGGTTGTGCTGCCATTTTATAAGTACCAAGTTCCACATAAGCGGCGTATTCCTGATTAAATTCCACGTTAGAATAACCGCGTCCATCTGTTACCTGGCTATTATTCCGAAGTGCACCCGTCCTAATTGGCGCGCGCATGCGAGCTTCACCCAGAATATGTGCAGCAGCCGCCCTGATAATCTTGTCGCGGTTGCCTGGCAACTTTGCGATAATCTCGTCCAGCTTCTTGGTGTCTACTCTTACGCTAACGCTCATTCGACCCGCTCCAATTCAGCGCGCTTCACCGCCTGCCAACTTTGCCCCTCATTCAAACTTTTTACCGCCCATGTATAATCGCCCGATTTTACGCGGTTAGTGGTAGAAATAGGCGTGTTATAGGGCAAGCTTAGTACAGCCTTGTTATAGGGCTGAATCGCCCCGCCTGTAAGCAATTCGCTGCCAGTACGATAATCAATGCGGCAATGCACATTCGCGGTTGCCGTGCCCCACGCCTCGGTAAATCCGCCCTCACTGTCGGCGGTATAAGTCACGCTCAGAATATCACAAACATCGGGCAACAGGTCTTCAATATCCGCCCGCATCTGCATTAGTTCACGCGCGGTCAAGCCTATCCCCATATGTCATCCCTCACAATCTTCGCGGTTGTAATGCCTTCACTCGCACTGCGCTGCTGATAGTAGTTTGCCATTGCCAGGTATTGCTGCGCCTGCTGACTGCGCTTGACAGAATGCCCATCGGTGCTGAAATCCACCAGCCCTGCCACATGCGATGCCTTCATGCGCCATATATCAGCCGCAGCCGCGTCAAGATCATAAGCGAACCCGCTCCACCAGTAGACTTTAGCGGCCTGGTCGGTTGCGAAAGTTGCCACGCCGCGCGCATAATCCATCGTGTATCCGCTTACCGTTCCAGAAGTGTCCTCAATTTTGAAGACCGCCGTGCCAGATTCGATGTTTCTAACGCCCGTGTGATATTGCAGGTAAACGATAGACCCACCGGAATAAGTCGGGTAAGCGTTCATCTGCTCATGGATGTATTCAGCTTTATGCCTATCCAGCACGCGCTCGATTTCTTCATCGCTCCAATACTCAACCAGGCTGGTGTCGGTTGAGACTTCCCATTCGTCCGGCGCGGCATTGGCATAACCCCTTACCGTGTCAATTAGTGTCTGCATTCCTGTTCGCATATTCTATTCCTTCCACATCACGCCGATACCCCAAAGACCTTCTGGATTATGTTCGCGGATGATTTCCTGCCATTTGCCGTGATTTCTAACGACACGCCAGACCGCAGGCACTCCACTAACCAGATAAGCAATATCGTGAAAAGCGAACAAACCGCCCGGTCTTAGCATGGGCCAATAATTCTGCCAGTCAGCCATTGCCGGGCCAAAGTCATGCCCGCCATCAATAAAGATAAAGTCGAACGGAGCGTGCTTCTTTACGGACGCTATCGTCTCTGGCAGGGAACTATAGGCGCGAATTTGAATAATTTTATTGCCAGTTTCTCGTTCCCATTCTGGCCATAATTCCGTCCGTGCTTGTTCAGCACCTTGAACCAGCCAGGGCTCTACATCCGTTCCAGAATCAACCGATACAATTTCCGCGTCTTTGACCGCGCGCATCCAATACCACAGCGTTCCACCAAAGAACGAACCAACTTCTAAAATGCGCTTAGGTTGGATATCTTGAAGCAACGCGAGCAATTGCTTTATTTCACCTTCGTCCTGATATACTGGCACAGGGCATCCATCAATGTGAAACATTTGAATCTCCCACAGTGTCATTAATCCATGACGAATAGGCTTCCATTGACCAAACTTTCATAGTCTCAAGAACGTTTGTATAGCAAGTAGCAATATGATGAATGCGCGGATGTTCACCAGACCAACGATCAACCGGCGTCCTATTCCACGAATTGTCAAGTTGATAAGTGTGCTGATATAGCTCTGTTGGCGCTTTTAGGTAAGATGCTTGATGATCATCATAGCCCATTTGTGCCATAATAGCACTCTGTTCGCGCCAGCGATAGTTCAATAATTCCGTCATATTCCAGGCGCGCTCCAAGTACGGTATCATCGGTTTTCTAACGTACCACATTCCGCAATTAGGAACTTCACCTTCCCAGGTATGGTGAAACACCATTGCCTGCCAGAAATCCGCAGGAAACGGAATGTCCTCGCGCCCGTCTACGATAATTAAATCAGAATCCAACCATAAAACATCATCGTACGTTTTTAGCAAGTCAAGCATGACTGGTATTTTGTACCAAACTGGATGGCGTGCACTGCCAATTTTGTCAGTCTTGAACAGATCATAACCATGCCGTTTCGCGAACGCCTTGAATATAGGCAGACTATAATCCAACTGCGCTTTACATTTGCCGACGCCGTAAGTGGCAATGGCTTTCATAGCGCCACCTTTTCCAGTTTTGGCTTAAGGATGATCATCTCTTCCATTTCTTTCAGCACCGGCTTCCAGTACTTGCGCGTAACGGCATCCGCGTCGTAAGGCAATGCCCCGCGCCGCGCCTGATTGCGCAATTCATAATCGCCTTTAGCGGCATAAGCTTGCAGCATTCGGTCACAAATAGCGGCCGTTACCGCCTGCCATTGAAACGCGTCAAAGAAATCGTGATAAATTGGAATCGCCTCTGATTTGTCCACCTTCCAGCCGGCAAAGCAAAGTTCTCCCATTGAAGTCCAATCGCCAACAATCACCGGCGTTCCGCAGGCTTGCGCTTCAAGAATTGGAATGCCAAAGCCTTCACCTAAGCTCACGTTTGTCAGCACGTCCATCGCATTATAGGCGTCAACCATATAAGAGTCGGGATAACCCAGTCCGTACATATAAGGATCAGCAAACAGCACGTCTTTGCCAATCTTCAAACCCATGCGTTGGATGAACTTCGGCAGGTTTACCACGTCGCCACCGTTCACGCCCATGTCGGTGTGCAGATATAGCATCGTGTCTGGGCGTTCGGCGTGTAAGGCTGCAAACGCCGCAATTTGTTCATAGAACGCCTTACGGGACGGGTTGCCTTTATTCGCGGCTACCATGCCAACAATAAACTTATCTTGCGGCCAATTAAGGTGCTCGCGCGCTTCTTCCCTGTCAAGCGGCTTGAAGATGTTCGTGTCCACGCCGTGCGGAACGTACCAAACATCAAGCCCTGCCATTTCTGCCATGCACTTGCCAAACTTGCTCATGACGATTCCTTTAGCCGCCTGTCTTACCTTTGCCAACACGTTCGCAGGCATCGGTTCGTGGTCAATCGGAAACCAGGGAAACCAGGGCACATCAATGTTTTGAGCTTCAACAACCCACGCGTCCATCAGGGTAACAACCGCATCCGCTCCATCATAAACCGCGTGAGCGCCGATAATATCCTGTCCATATGGATGACGAAATGATGGATAAACCTTGATTCCATTGATATTCAGCACACCCGCCTGTACCCCATAGAATGCTGTTACAGAAATTCCGCCGTCTAATAGTTTTGCCAAACGCGGTACGAATAGTTTTGTTTGATTCCCATAGCCAGTCGCGGCCGCTGGGCTGTTGCTAAACCAGTTTAATCTCATGTTAATCAAGCCTCCAGCTTGTAAGCTCCGATAGGGCAGAGAAGCGGTGGAGCTTGCCGCTTGTCGAGGTATACGCTCTATCTCTGCCCATTACACTATCCGTTAAACGGAAGTTCCAATCAGCTTCACGCCATAGGTTGGATGATAGACGCCAAAGCCATA